CTTGAGTAGATAAGGTCCGTCTTATCCGCAAGGCCGCGTCAGTTTCTTCCGCTCTACCGACTAGAGCATCAGCAGAGTTGGTCACTGATAACCAACCATATATTGGTGTATCAATTACCGTTAAAGTGCCTGCCACTGCGGTTACAGGGCCAGATTCAACGGCTGTCATGGTTACATCAACTTCGCCGTCTGTAAAAGTAACTTCTACATCTGTAGCAAATTGATCACCAGTTGAAGACACACTTACCAAACTACCCTGCGGAATCACTGTACCTGTAAGGCCGGTCAATGTAGCCGTTACAGTCGAGTGAATAGCTTCTTGTCTTTCGATACCATTTAATAAAACTAAATTAGATAATTGGTTACCTTGGGCGGTAGACGGGCTTCCAGATAAATAAACGTTTTCTTGGCCTTCCCATTGATCTGATAATGCTTCAGAAACAATACCAATAAATTGACCGAAAACGCTTCCAGGTTGTGTGTCGATATTATCATTAAAAGCTGCTCTTAAACGTGTCTCAATATCAGAAACTGTGTCTACTAATCTTTTTCTTTCGAAACCGGCTTCAGTTAAACCGCTCATACAGCTACCTCAATAGTTGTTAAAGAAACATTTTCATTTACCGAAAACGAAACAGAAAGACTTCTATCATCGAAAGACGGTGTTAAAATTAATTCATTCAAAGTTTCGACACCTTCAGTGTTGATAATTGCGTTTTGAAATATAAAATAGATATCATTTATATTCGTTCCTGCTTGAAAAATCGTTTGTACGTAAGGAATACCTAAAGTGTTGTCTAAAAACCATTCTGCTAACAGAAATTGTAACCCTATACGCAAACGCTGAACAACGATATCTTCTTCTTCAGCTGCGGCCAAATCGTTACCGTCTAAATAAATATCGTGATCATCATTTAATTTTATATCAAGAATTGTCATAACGGTGGTCCTGTGTTCTGTTCAGTGTCTCCATTTGAATCCGGTCCCTGTGCGTGAGTATGTCCACTCATTTCTTTTGTGGCTACAGTCAATGACGAAGTAGCGTCAATAGTTTCACCAGTGATTGTGCCGGTAACCGTTAAATTTCCGTTAACTTGCGTAAGAGGAGTGGTCACATTAACTCCGCTTATCGCATTTATATTCGAAGTAGACGAACTAACTGTTAAAACATTGCAATTCACATTAACATTAGCACAGGTTACAACCACATTACCGGTCGTGAATATATCTATACCTTCAGACTTTTTAATCGTTATCTTTGTATTGTCTGTAAGTGTTTTTAATTCAAGGTCGTTTTCATTAAAGTTTTCAATTTTCTCCGTTTGTGGATAGAGCATAGGATAAGCGACTGCATCACTTAACTCGAATTTTCTTATGTCAAAAGGATCACGTATCCCACCTTCTTGCATCCAAACATCCAATGATCTTTCACAAAAGTGAAGCATAACATAGTCGTCTACTTCTGGCGGAATGGTTATGGCAAAGAACCGAGTTTTCCAATAACGAATAGGTACATTAGGGATAGTCGGCAATAAAACAAGTTTACCGCCTAACTTTCTTTTTAAAGCAATTTGACAATCAACTAATTGATCCGCTTTATTTACTTTGGTCACAATGGCCGGTAACCAAGTATGAACGTCCTTCATGTAATTATCAATTGCTTCCCTGATTGAGTTTTCGAGAATAGTAGTCGTTCTGTCGGCCATTAAAAATTAACTCCTTGTATATCGGTGGTCCAGTCATTGCCATGCGTATCACCAAAATGGACTAATTTATTCATTCTATAGACACCTTCATTCCTGATAGGTGGTACTTTTCTATAAAATAAATTGCCGATGTTTATAGCAGTATTAATCGATTCTATTCTGATTGTTCGTCCTAATTTTAACTCAGGAAGTAGTAAATTCTTAACGTTTACTCCGACTTCGGTTCTTTCCGGACTGCCTATCATTCCGCTTGCTTGGTTTATAATCATTGGTGGAACGTCACTTAACGGAACATTTTTCGGCAAAGTCTCAAAAACTTCATTATCAAAAAAATAATCAAAACCACAATCATTAGATAGTTTAATCAATACATCTTTAATATTGCCTGAAATAACAATTTCTTTTAAAATTGATGTTTTTCTATTTAAACAATTATCTAAGCCTTTTCTAATACCCTTCTTGACATTAGGAATATTAGATAATATTTCTTCAATCATTTGTCTGTAACTTGTTCCGGCCGGTATAGTTTTATTTATAGTAGCGGTATTAATTACTGATGACGCGTCTCCACAATATAAAGTCGTTTTCCAGTCCGGGCCTTCTTTAAAATGCAATACGTTGATGATATCACCAGCAAATAACAAAGGAACTCCGGTATCGGTATGACCAGCGTATAGACGAATATTCTTTCCTTCAGTTTCTAATCTTTTTCTGTTGGTTTCAGATAAATTATAGATAATTATATTAGCTAAATTGGGATAGCCTATTATACTTTTTTCAACCCTGAAGTTTATTCTATTATTCTCTATTGATAACCCTGCTGCGGTTAATCTGTATTCTCTATTAAACATATTATTTATCGGTTACTTCAAGCACAAATTCAGATAAAGTGTTTCTTGTAGGATCGATAACTCCCGAATTTGTAAGTTCAAAAGGTAATTGTGGATACTGCTGAAGCAATGGAATTCCGGCCACTATTTTTATACTTAAAGCAATAGCTGTTTCATCAGAATCTAAAATATCAAGTGTCCAATAGCCGTTCTCATTCCATAATTGTCTAAAATTATAAACTGTACCGGATATCGACACATTAAATTTTTCTTCAGGATTGTTTGTAAAAGGGAAAGCCATACTTTTTAACTTTCTTCTGTCGTCAATTGTTTTAAACCGCCCTCTACTGTTGGGACCATTTTATCAGCGATGTTAGTGTCATTAAAATTATCTGAAGTTATGGCCCCTACTCCTACAAGTATTATTTGCCGCAGGGATGCATAAAAGAAAAGCCCTCTTGAAGTATCTTTATCCTGTGCTTCTTGTATCGATTCTATGACGACATTATCATAACTGCGTAGTCCTTGTTCTAATTTAAAAATAGTTTTATCAGTTCTTAGTTTTAAAAGTGCTTCCCAGGCTACTTGACTTCTTCTTGTGTTCTCCGAAAACTGATTCAAAAATGTAGTAGCATTTTCAATTATGCTCGGACTAATATCACTAACAACGCCCTCGACTGTAAACGCCATTGGTTCAATGATTATGTGATCGTTTATATCTGCCGCGCTCTCTACTGGATTAGCCGTAACCCGAGAAGTTGCTAACGCAGTTTCATTAATCACTACGTCTAATTGAATGGTGGCCAATAAATTCTTTTTTCTGAATATCAATTGAGTAAACGCCATATCAATAATCTACCTGACTTGATAAATTAGTTCTTGCATAGCTATATTGTGTTGTTAAAATCTCGTAAATTCTTTTCTCCATTGAAGCAGTGTCATTTCCGTTTATGTACATATTAACAGTGGGACGGTTTGTTGTGTTTGTCATATTTGTTGTATTGGCTACCGGGCCTAACATCCCTTGCTGAACAGCAGAAGCATAAGCACCAAAGCCTCTTTGACGTTCTAATTCACCGGCTACTGAGGACTTTATAAATCCAAAAGCGTTTTTCAATGGTTCAATAAAGTTAGTTTGCCAGGGAATTTCTAAACTGCTCAATTTTTCGGTTATTAATCTTGATATATCTAAAATCCAATAATAAATAGCTTTTAAGTCTTCACGAGCTTTAGTCAAGCCTCTTTTTTGTCCTTGTGCTAACTTATCTAAAATAGGATATTTTTTTATTAAATCACCTAATACTGAGTCTCCATCTTGAGCATACTTTACAATGTCTTCAAGAATTAAAAAAATAGCAGTACCAGCAGCAAGCCACAAGGTTGGGATTAAGAGTGCCGATGCATTGAAAGCCAGTACCGCAGCACTTGCTGCAGTAATGGCCACTTTCCATCCGCCAATCGCTTTAACCAGGCTGTTAATTACGTTTACCACTCTTAATCCCACATTGAACACACCTCGTAGAACTCTTATCGTTATTTCTAAAAACCTTGTTAGACCTTGCTGTATTAACTTTTTATTTAGCAAAAACCATTCAGTAAATGACTTTATAATTGGCGTAAGTACTTGAATAACACCAGTTAGTAATTTTTTATCACCTAATGCTTTAGTCAACGACTTCCAGGCTTTATCAAACTCAATGGCCGCGTTTACGTCTTCTTCAGATAATATAAATCCAAGTCGTCTTGCTTCAGCAGATGCTTGAGCTATTCCGGCGCTGCCTTTTTCGAGTGTCAGCAAAAACTCAGGCCCAAAGCCTAACTTTTGAGCGAACTCAAGTTTTTGAGCCTGAGTATTTAAACCTGATATCGCATCAGCCGTTTCTAAGAACAAATCAATTGTATCTTTTAGCTTGCCGTTAGAATCCGTAACTGCGACACCTAATATGCCGAACGCTTCAACGCCACCGCCCAGGCCGCGTGAAGCTTCACTTGCGGTTACCATGAACCCTTGAAGCGCAGAGCGCATAGAATCGATTGACGCTCCATTTTGTTCGGCTACATAGCTAAGTTCCTGAAAAGCTGAAAGATTTAAATTTGTTCTCTCTGCAAAACGACCCAAATCTGCATTGGCAGTGGCCGTACTTTTAGCGTAAGTCGCTATACTGGCCGCAGCAGCCGTAGCAGCAAGAACAACACCAGTTAGCCCTTTAGATATTCGGCCGATGGCCAATTCAAAGGCTTGTAAAGTCTTTTGATCAGCGTCAAATGATAGTCGTGTTATTAGGTTTTCAATTACTTCTGCCATTATTCAATTCCAGTTTTCTATTTGCCAAATAAATCTGTTCGATTTTAATGTCTAAAACTTCGTTTAAATACAGCGCATCTTGCAGATTGTAAACCGTTTTTAGTTGGTGCAAGGTTGCCATTTTGCCTATTATCAATTTTGCTACCAAAAGATCAACATTATATTCTCTGTGGTCAAGCGGCTCCGACACATGGTGCGCAAACTTGACCCTTTTTACTCCCCCACATTAAAATTGACCTTTAGTATAAAGGCGACAAGCGCCCACATATCATTCAACTTACCGACAAAATGAGTTGCAAAGTCTAAGGCCAAAAGGGTCTCTTCCGGGCCTTTTATCATTATGTTGTCCTCAAAAAGAGATAATATGATTTTATTAACAAGTTCATCATCGAATCTATCCATCAAAGACGGCAGAACTTTAGCCAATTTCTCACTTGTCAGACCTTTATCATCTAATAATTTAAAGAATCCTGAGCCTAATAGTCTCAGCATTCTGGTTTGCAGTTTCAAAGCGCTTACCGCGTCCATCTGTTTTACAAGATAAGTTGTTCCGTTAATTGTTTTTTCACTTTGTTTCAATTTAAATTATTCCTTACGCTAAATTAACTATTTTACAATCTGCACCTTCAAAACGCCACTCTACCGCATTTACACCTTGACCTCTAACAAAATCCGGCGCTTTCATGATCCATAGATTGTTGATAAAATAGGCTTCACGGTTTTGTTTATCCTGAATAGTGGCAGGAAATGAACCGAGACCTGTTATAATAGCAGTATTATAAATGTCTTTTAGAATTCTATTGGAATTAACACCCTGAAGAAGTTTTACAACAAGACTTACTCTATTGTCATTTGTTTGAGTTTTCACTACATCGCCTTTAGCGCCAGCGATAGATTGAAATTGATCTGTCAAAAATGAAAGACTAATAGCATCATCACCTTCGTTAAACCCACTAATAATATTACCGGCATAAACAAAGCCTACATTAAGAAATGAAAAATTTATAAATTCAGCCATAATAATAGATCCTCATATCATACAAAAACAGTTCCGCGAATGGTCACCGTATCGATAGCACCTTGTAAATCGGCACTAAAAGTACCATCAGGCAGTTTCCTTGCGTCCCTGTCGGCTTGAGAAATATCAACACGTCTTGGAAAGAAAGTTTTTACACTGCCCTCTACTATAATTCCTTGCTTTATACCATAAGTGTCGATATCACTATTTAACTGATTGTCCATTGCAGCAATGCCCGGGTCGGTCATTGGTATAAGTTCACTGGTTAAAAATAAATTAAGTTGACCTTCTTCTATTCTTGCTTGCAAAAAGTCTATGTTTCTAACTATGTCAATATACTCTCCGTTTTTATCTGCGTCTCTACCGCCACCCATAGTTCCCTTATATGTAAAATCTGCTGAGGTAGTAGTATAGATATTACAATTAACACTAAGGGCCGCATCTTTTTGCGCTTCAGTCATTACTACTGGAGTAATATCGACTAAAGCACCCTGAGCAGTACCTGCCAACGTTTGATAAGCCCAATTAGTACTTCCAATCGGTTTAGGCAACTGTAAACCCAGATCTGACATATCAATATACAGTGCTTCATTATCGTGATAGATAAAACCTGTTCTTCGATAATTAGCATTTTTTACATAGTATGAAGATGTAGAAGTATTTCCAAAAACCAATACATTTGGGTCATTGGTGGCAATATAGAACATCTTTCTTCTACTTTCAATTGAATCTGCCATTTCTTCAATATAGGAAGAATCACGATAACTTTTTACTGCTGACATGGCGTACCAGTCGTTATTAACGTTTTCGATAGCCGTTAAGGCTTCTTCAAATGTTTCACCAGCACTGCCAGCAGCTCCTTGAGTTATAGTGACGTTGTTTTCTGGAAGCGCTGCATCCATCCAATATAAACCCATTGATAAATTACCGCTAATATCAACATTTACTGGTGATGTAACTGTAGAAGCATAGGTTATTGTCGAAGTAATACCAGTTGTATTTGAAGTTATTTCGAATCTACTGGTTGAAGAGTTCCAAATAACTGTACCGTTAGGCACTTGTGTATTTATAGCAAATGCAACTTGATCCATAGTCGTGAATGCATCACTTAAGTCTACAACAGCCTGAGTATTAACTCCATCGATAGTTATCTGAAACTCACCAATTAAGCCAAGAGTATTCCACGCAAGTTCTGGAGTTAAGTTATCTTCAGTAAAATCCCCCGATATTAATTTTGCAGAAGTCGCGACACTGCCGCACCCTTGAGAAAGATACGAACCACCGGGCGTGACAACAGAATAAGGCGTATCACCATCTAAGAAGCCCGCGCCACTAATATCAGTACCTAATCCACCACCGACGGTTGATAAAAGTGATATTGTAGAAGAACTTCCCACAGATTTACTTCTTATATTAAACCTATTTGCTAAAAAATAACAAGAAGCGTATAACGTAATCGCCGTATCAATTACTGTTGCAACATCATCTAAACTTGTTACAGAAGAAAAATCCAAAGACACGGCTACTGCCGGAGAACCGTCCACTGTTATAGCAAATTCTCCGTCCGTTACTGCCTGCCATACCGACAGATCGGTTTGCGGACTATCACCCATTTCAAGCAATGCCCCACGCGGAGAACTACAAAAGGCACCAAAACCTAAAATATTAGGTCGCTCAGTGTTAAAAGGATCTTGATTGTAATAGGCATTTGCCGCTTTATATTCTTCGGAATCGGTTCCAAAAAATGCACCGACCGACGTATCATCAGTAAACGCTCTATATCGTCTTGTAGTCGATAAAAGAACATTATCGGTAATAATAACAGTATCACCGAATCCCGCTGCTGATACGGCCGGAGTGTCCTTTCTTATTTCTACGTCTACATATCTTTTAATTGCTCTTGTAACCATTGTATTTCCTTATGGTTTTTGTACTATGGTTGTTGAACCGTCCAGCTCGTTAGTCAATTCCACACTTTGAATTGATTCTACGTTTTCAGTATCTAATGATCTTACATGAAAGAAACAATCAAACTGTGCTCTTGGTTCAAAAGTTAAATCAACAATCTCCGGTATATCTCTGACAGTGCCTGACGTTTTATACCCTAAACCCGCGGTAAAAAGTTGTTCTAATACTGTAACTCTTTCAAGACTGTCTTTTATTATGGTCGCGTTCTTATAAGCCGTTCCATAGTAAGTGTTAATACTGACTGCGATTTCTTCATATCCAGAATAGGTGATATCAATAGAATTATCTATAAGTAAAACAGAAGATGATTCTTTCCAACCTATAGGAACATTTTGATAAACATTAATTAAAACATATGGTACAGAAGGACGCGGCGCGCTTGGATGTGCAAAAATAACTTCTATACCGATTACACTTATCACCCAAGTCCGTAATGCGTCTTCTATTGCTGTTATGTCTAACATTTATTAAGCTATCCTTAAGGCCAATACTTTGAAATATCCACCAATGTACCGTGGAGCTACATTATAGACTAAATAAACGTTATTTCTATAGTTTATTTTATCGCCGGTAGTTGTAGCCCCTTCTTGCGGTATAAGTTCAAATTGAGTATGAATTTTTATAGCAATTTCTGTTCTGTTTCCTTCTTCTAAAACTTTTAAATCCTCCGCATTAAGGTTTTGAACAACTCCTTTAAAGCTTATAGGAGTAGGCGCATTATCAACCCACCTTCCGTTAACATAACTTCCTGTTGTGCGTTCACCTATTAAAGTTTGTAACCAACCAGAAAATGCGCCGGTAACATCGTTGAAATTACTCATCGATTGACCTTGTACGTGATTGAATTTTTAAGTTGAGCTGTATCGATCAACGGATTAGCCTTGCCTCGTTTAGCTCTGATAGTGGCCGGAGCATTGGGTGGAGTTTTTAAAGCAACAATTTTCCTTCGAATCATATCCGATACAGTTTCACCCAATAACCCTAGGGCCTTATCTCTGTCTATAACACCGCGTTGGACCTTACTCCATAAAAATTTTTGTCTTTTTATTATCTCTGCTCTTTTTTCACGCAAAGTGCTACGCATGAACGATCTTTCAGGAATAACAATTCTGTGAGGCTGAGTTATGCCGTCTGGCGAAGGATGCCCCTTTTCAACAAAAATCGCGCCTATTTTCGGAACGATTACATAAGGCGTTCCACCAGGATGATTAATAGTAGCACCGAACTCATGTACAAAACCTATCGCCGCAACAGTTAAATCCGAACCGCCGTGTATGCCTGCATCAATTATACCTACATCAACAGTGCCTGGCTTTCCGATCCGTTTTCGGACTCCCTCAACACCGCCATTGACTTTCACTCTCTTGAAACTAGACGACACTTGCCGGTACTCCTAACGAATCTCTTAAGGCTATGTATCTTTGTCCATAAGCTGTTGACAAAAAATAAGCGTCAGACTGATTTGACGGTGTGGCATTTGTAAAAGAGATAGAAGAACCGTCTACACTTTTACTCGCCACTAATCCAGACGACACCGCAGCTCCTACTATTGAATTTTCTGAAAAGACAGCAGAACTCAAATAATGCGCGGTAAGATAATATATTCCGAGTTCATACTTTGTGCCCCAATAAGGCTCATACAACATTAGAATAGCATCATCTATAAATATTTGAATTCTGCTGTCGTCAATACCGTCAAATTCAGGAAAACGGGTCTTAAATAAAGTAGGAGTAACAGCCATTTTATGCCCCGCGTCTTTTTATTGGAGTTACCGCCGGTTCGTTTAAGTTACGACCTCTATTAAGCTTATCATTTTTTGTTTTAGCCAAATCAGCCTCAGCTTTTTGATCTGCCGTCAAATCTGAAGCTTTCATAATGGACAGATACTCTCTTAGATAAGCCTTATTCACTTCAGTTTTAAAGTACTCATCAGAAGTATCTGATGGAACCGTGTTAAAACCAGGTAAAAGCCGCAAGGGCGGTTTGTGAAGTGCATTTAAAACCAAAACTTTACTTGTTGAATTTCTAATAATCAATTTAGTTTTCCTTGTTTAAGTTAAATTCCATCTGCATACCGGGCCGAACGCGGATACCTGAACTCTACGCCACCAACTTTAAATTCACCGGGAATTTCAAAACCTCTGCCTTTACGCTGGGGCTGAGTGAATCTGAGCGGCATAGGTATATGAAGGATAACTTTATCCGCGTCACGGGTAAAGGCTACCATTCTGTCAGTACCGCCTGCGCCTGCACCAATCAGTTCCGGCATAGCGATAATGTCTTCAGGAGACGAAAACCACTCACTATTAGTGAGCAACCATTGTTTAATAGTCGTATCCGAATTGATAGACCTCGGAGTATTCGAGATATAATTGTATTGTGACGTAGGCAAGGCAATAGCAGTCGGCCTTTCAATTTGCAGACTGTCGGTCCAAATCGACCCCATTAAATCAACAATATCAAAAATAACTTGATCCGGACTTTTATTAATCCATTCTGTACCGCCGCCAGGGTCAACGACCGTACCTGCGGTAACGTTTACATTGTTCAAAAAACCGGGTAAATTTAAACTTGGATTGCCGAACATGGCGGTCCTTTGAACAAGTTCTTCATAAGCCCTTCGTGCAACATCAGCTTTCAAAGAGTCCAGGGACTGATTCAATTGAATTGCCTGTCGAAGTTCTTCATCACTGTACTCGTATCCGGTAGCGCCAAGCTCGACCGGAATAACAACTTGATTTACGCCGATTTCAGCAATAGGCACGTCTAGGGACTTTGTGCCGACAAATTTAGCAACAGCTCTGCCGTCCATGTAGAAATAATTAATGGACGTTGCATATTCGCCTGCCGCAGTTGAAATCGGCAAAATTTTAGAGTAAGTGATTTCTTTGTAAAGTTTGGCGTACATTTTCGGTTCGATGTAAGCCAATTGCTGAATTAAAAAACTCAATCCTGCGGCTTGATCTTTTGTAAGATTGTACATAATACCTTTTCCTTTTATTAAGCAACTATTGCACCACTATTAGAGATCAACATCCATTGACTATCGACAACTCTCAAAACCACAACGTCATTAATATCGTCAAAAGTTATTGTTGTACCATCAAAAAATAATGATGGTGTCAACACCATGTCACCAAGATCGGCAACCATTTTTATAATCTTTGTTTGGCCTTCCTCACCTACAGCAAGCGTACTTACTGAAGCGGCTGAAGTTTCGATAAGAGTTACCTCAGTTTCTAACGACAAAGCGCCGGAAGTCGCCGTGAAGGTCTCAACACTGGCTTTTTCAACGTCAGGTCCAGGTAACCAAACCAAAGCTAATTCACCAGCACCAGCAGTTGAAATAAACTTAGCGCCTTTGATTTCAATGGCCCGGCCTGTGTCAGAATTATTTCTGAACCGACCGATAACATCTAGAGGAGCGATATTCGCAGTGAATCTATAAAATACTTTATCACCGTAGGTTACGGAAGTCTCGGCATAAACCCACACACGTCCCACATCGATAACATTCATTTCTTTATTTTCAAGATAATAGAAATCACCACCGATAGTTTCACGCTCTCCAGCGGTTGTATATTCTGTTATTCCAACAAATTCTTCTCCTAAGGCCGAAGGAAGTTTTGCTTGACCGTCTTCGGTTCCTTGCACTACAGCACGACCGGGATAGATGTTTGATCCTTCGGCAGATTTGGAAATAATATCTATAATACCAAAATCTGCCCTCTGACCTTCAAAAGCTTTTACTTGTTCAGCAGTATAAGAAAGTTGTACTGTCATTTTGACTCCTTGTTATTTTGTCAAGTTTGTGATATACTCATTTCTAGCTTTAACACGAATTGTTTCAAGGCTGTCTTCAGATTTTTTATTCGCAAAGTCATTTTGTAGACCGTCAATATTTTTTTGTGTTTTATCGTATTGAGCAACAGCTATTTCATAAGCCGCGTGTACGTATTCTGAAGATGCTGTATCAAGTTTCATGCCTGGAATGACATGATCAATAACCGCGACTTTTAGTTCTTCGGGGCAATCAACACAATCAGGCATTGAATCACCTAAAATACGACGAGCTGTATCAAGTATTTGAACTCGTTCATTAACGATCTTGCTAATATCTGCGTCTGTCAACTTGGTTTTTTCTAGAGCATCTTTTTGGGCTTTCAAAGAATCCATTTCTTTTTTCATGGATTCTTTTTCTTCTTTTTCTTCTTCTTCTTTATCCATTTTATCTTTTATTTTTTTGTCATAAGATTTTTTAAGTTCGTTGACAGCTTTTACCAGAGCTTCATTATCTGTCTGATAATTAATCCCGTCAATTGAGATAGCAAACATGGGCTTACTTCCTTTTTTAGAGTCAAATATTATACTACAATCCGCACCACATCGGGCTTCTTCAACGATAGCAAGATGATTAGCTCTTATGTCGGTTTGCATATATTCATAGGGTTCACCATTATATACACCATCTTTTTTAATTAACTTATGAAAGTACCCGACTGATGCTTTATTCTTACCTTTTTCTATTTTTTCTATTTGATTTTTATCTGTTATAGTCAACGTACCATGTAAATAATCCGTTGCTGTTCGTTTAACATTAGATATTTGACCTTTTTGCAGTTTCTTAACATTATCGGTAGTCACAAAACCGGAAGGGTGATCGTCAGTAACTACCAAATTAGTGTAGCTGTTTATACTGTCTTCATTGAAAACTTCGTCCGGAGAACGAAAAACAGAAATCAATTCAGCGGCACGGTCTGTTAAACCAAGCTCAAATCCGTAGTATTTCTGTATTCCAGTTCGAGCAAGAACGACATTGGCGGTTAAAAATCCGGTAATAGGGTCAATTTTTGACTTGATAGAATTTTGTTGATCATAAACGATAGCATGGTCAATTGACGCGTTACAAATAGCGTAGGCCCTTTCTTCTGTCATTCCTTGCTTTTCCATAACTGATTTGACACAGCGTTCTAATTTTTTCGGCAAAACCATTCTCCTTATAGACTATCCCATTCAATTATCGGGCTGTAAGCGCACCGACACCTAATATCTGTTATTCCTGGCTGTATCCATTTTTGACATATCTTTGACCATGCACCTTTCGATAATTCATATCTGACACCATTTAATTCTTTGTGACAAACTCTAACCGCTTTATCTTCAGAAGTTCTGTATATCCCTTCCGTAATCCCCAGGGCTTGTGATCGTCTAACGTTAAGTTGAGAAGTTATCGTTTGAACTTGATCAGTTGCTATAAGCTTTATTCGTTTGGCAAGTTTGCTATTGATCCCTGTTTCAGATATGATTTGTTTCTCTATTGTGGCATACCTTGATCCACTGACGACACCTTTTTTAACTATATTCTCAATCTGCTGGAAATACTGTGTCGGGATAGACTTTATCAGACTCACATTATTACTTATACTGATATTTAAGAAATCTTGCAAGCCCTCTACCTGAATTATTCCTCCTAAATCGACACCGACCGCCCGTTCTATGGAGTTGTCAAACTGTCGTTTTTGAGTTCTCTCCACCGTATTGACCATACTGGTAGCAGCTTCATCGGCAAAACCGGCGGTAATAACTCCGGTAAACACACTATTTAATTCATTGAATATTCGGGCCAAATCGTCACCGACAGCGTCTACGACATATCCAGACTCGTTCATTTTGAGGTAGGCCAAAACCCGATCACGAACGGCTTTTATAAGTGTTCGACCGAGCTTGTTTAGCTTTATACGATAACTATTTTCTATCGTTTTCTGAGGCCATACCGGAGTTGCTATTTTCGTTATTTTCGCCATATCCAGTTTCTTGTTCTCCCATGAGTTCACCCAGGTCCAATTCCATTTCTTCTTCAAGTTTCTTAGCTTCATCAACTCTATTTTCATCAATAGAAACGTAAGTTCCAGACTCAGACAATTGCGCAAGAATATCTGTTGCTTTTATGACGTTCTGCCCCAGGTACATCATATCTCTATTCGCATTTTTCAAACTTATGTCGGCAAGTTCAACTTCAGTTAATTGTTTTAACGGCATAAAATTGAATTCAAGTTTTTCTAAGTCATTGAACTCAGATTTCATGATTAATGAATCCATAATTTCAAGAGCTGGTCGAATTCTATTTTCTTGGATAGCCTGAATATTATCATGATAATTCAACATGTCTGATTCACCAGTTGCGTTCATGCCGGAAGGTGATATCCCTAATAAACGTGTTAACGGAATATCTGAAGCGCCGGAAACTTTCTGCATAGCTCTATCATCAATATCGGCAAGCGAAGCAAAATTATTCGATTTTTTATCATATCCGTCGTCAGCATCCAGGGCTATACCATTAATCATACTTTTCATTTGATGTGCTAATTTTAATCGTTTAACAGCAATTTCATCCTTATTTGTGGCGATTGTATCGTGCAAGTTCTTTAATTTATAAACATCGACATTACTTTCATAAACACAATTAGCGATTGAAGCAGATACTTCCTGACTATCTGCAATTACGTCCATAAGATATGTAAAAATAGATGTGCCCCAATAATTGTTTCTTTCTGCTTCACGAATAGTGGGAACGACACCATCAAACTTAATTACTCTGCTTGCATGAATTTTTTGACCGTCACGAACGACTTGATAATAATCCGGTTTACCGTAATTAGAATCAAGCACGTTTCTATTTACAACAGTGTAATAAACGTTATATCTGTCAAGAACAATGAAATTTTTTAGAGTGTTCGGCCTTATTTTTTCTATGTCAAGAGGTTCTTCCGGGTTTTCTCCATCTATTACAATAATAATAACACTACCGCCAAACACCCTTGCCCATTTCATGGCAATACTAATCTTTGTCTTGACTTGAAAAAAGTTCATAGCGTCTTCGATTTTTTTCTTCTTCTCAGGATCAGAAATAATCAAAGTACGCCATTTTCGTGTTGCATCATCAATGGGGATATCGACAACTTTTTTTGCAAGCCAGTTATAACTATAAAGAGCCTCTGCGTCTTCAAGAGTTATGGGTATACCTCGTTCATAAGTTCTTGATCTACGCGGGTCTTTTTCAGTACCAAGTCCCTTTATAATATTTTTAAAACCATCAGTTATCAATTTAGCTGTTTCATTCATATCGAACTTTCGGAGTAGGGCATCTTTTAATTAAAGACGCCCAAATTTAAAATTAAACCACAACTGTTCCCATTATTAAACGAATTTTATCAAGAGTTGCATCACGCTCAGCCGCAGTGTTGAAAGACCATACAATCGGGTTCACTGGCGGTGAATCCTTTAGCCAGAACTCAATAACATAATTCGGCAAAGGGTCCATAGCTTGATACCAGTCAATGCTGCTGATTACGATTTCTTGGGGATTCTGTGGTTGATCATTACGGATAACTCCGCTTTTGCAACAACAATCCTGATTAATAGTTACTTCACCTAAAAATTCATTACATGCCATAAATTGTCTCCTTTACTATACAAGGGCTTTCACGCTTGCCGTTCCATATAAAACGGCATTATTGCCGGATTGAACAAACTCAATTAAAATTCCTTCATTACCGGCACCATTAACAAAATAATTCAAATCAATTCTTTTATATTTAAAATATTCACTTGCATAAATCTCAGTATCAACCGAATAATCAGTAGCCATACTACAAATAGCCGTAGGAGTTGGTTGAAACCCTACAGCGGCATAAGTCCATCCCGATGAACTGTGGTGTCTTAAAATTACATCCGTATTTGATTCACTTGCTGCAGCTTTTGCTTCAAACTTAAACTCCATAACAGTAAAGTCCATATTCTCAAAATCTTCATATGAACTAAAACCGTAATTAAATGTAAAACTTCCTGCCGCGCCGGTCAGAGTGAATGTTACAATTCCGAGCCACTTTTTATTAGTTTCAAAGTATTGATTAACTATTGCTTGATCCGTATCAACTACAATTATCTCACTATCGCTTGTCGTTCGTACACCATCATCTGTTATAGAAGTACCAGAAACAGTTAAAACTAAGTCTGTTCCTCCTGGCCCTGAAGCAACTATAAAAGCATGTGCACCATAAGCCCCATTAGCTTGTCCGAAAGTTTGAGTTACTGTGCCCCCAATAGTTAAAGTTGCCGAAGTAGTAGCGTACATATAATAACCGCCCATATAATTTATATTCTCAGTAGCGTACTGAGAAAACGCATAGTTTCTTACTTCGGGGCGGTTTCCCTCAGTTACTATTTTTCTATTATCAATATAACCAACATTTTCTACATTTAGACCATATTCGCCGTTATCAATGATTGAATCCGTAGTTTTGACGTAAGATACACAAGCATCACAATCAGCTAATTGAATTCCCCATATATCAACAGAAATCGTACTAACTGAATAAATTCTTAAATTCAAGCCACTGGTGCCGGTCGATATATCAAAACTATACTTCTTCAAATAATCAGTAGGAATTATCGATACAACCGGTCCATCGGTTCCAATACGGATACCAAGTGGAATAGGGCCGTCACCGGCCGTTTTCTTCATCCAAAACGATAGATGATAAGTTGTGGATAAAGATATCGGCAAAACCTGTTGCAGTTCGCTTGTAAGTCCACTAATCGTGACATTGTCCGCTGTAAGTGTGCCATTAGGCGCAAGGCCCGTATTAGCGTTAACAACCGGCGGTACACCGCCGGTTTTTAACCAGACAACATTATCAATTTCTTCTGAATATTTAATATAATTTTGTATTTTACCGAAACCTCCAAAAGGATCGTTTTGAGAGATAACAGGAGCCGTCAAAGTCGGTAAAGCATCAGTTCTACTATCGACTAATAAATCAACTGTTGCTTGATCGTTCACAATCTGCCAAAGCGTATTTAATAAACTGTCTTGTCCAAGTATCAAATTTGAGAAATAGCCGGACAATAAATAGTTAAAATTTAAAAGATCCTCATTCGATATAAATTGATAAGCTAATCCTTTATCACTTGATATATAGAACTCTGTTGCGTCCCGACCAGTTGCCAAAAAAGAAGCTATATCACCTAATAAATTGTCGGTAGGTTGGAAGAAATATCCATTATATTGAATAATCGTAGTTCTTAAATGCGTTGTATTTCCAAGAATAGCTTGATATTTTGGATACTTGTAGTCCTGTTCAATAGTGAAATCAGTTTGACCGACACAGTGACTTGAAGCGACTACCTGAGCACCGATTCCGGCCGCGCCCGGGGTCTGGCCTAAAGTTATGTCGAAACCTGTTATGTCCGTAATCACGCACCATCTTTGTCCCGCAGGGCTTGTAGCTTCCAACATTAAGAACTCACCAACAGTAAATCCGGCTGTACTGGCTACAGTGACAACATTTCCGGTAACCGCAGCAGTTGTCGTTGTTCCTAACGTATCACCGACAATCAAACACTCACTTAGAAAAGAATTAACCGGAGTGAAATCACCGGTTATAAAATCATAATCTAATTTTACAGGAGTAACGCTATCGGATCTTTCTTCTACATGTGCAAGGCCGTTTAGAATTTTAATTACGAAATAACTCATGTTATTTGATCCTTTCAACAGATAAAAACAAAGCTTTTTGGTAAATAGTTTGCGGACTGGTCAACATACCTTGCACTAAAAACCCAGGTTCCGAGCCCGCTAAAGTCTTGGGACCCCGCAAAATACCACTAAGGGTTACCGGTTCAGTAAAATTACTTCCTTTTCCGACGATACCATTAATAATTATTGTATTATTTTCACCACCGACTTGAGAAACACCATCAGTCACATAAATTCTAATTGACATAATGGCATTCGTGGTTACCGCAAGTGCGCCAGTAAAATTTACTCTATACAAATCACCATTAGTAGAATCGTCAATCTGTTTAACTAAAATTCTATTATTAGTCGGTTCTAATTTTCCGGGAGTAGTTTCTATTTGACCGATGAACCCGAACAATTCAACCCATGTATTTGCCGGAACTGTTTGTGCTCTAACAGCAATAGACGAAATTCGATTTATCGTAGACGTCCAGCGATTTAAAGCTAAGTAAGCACCTTCAGTTTCATTCACCCAATCTGTTGTGCCGGTACTGGTTCTTTTTGTGTAAGTTGCCCCAAGATTAGGATCATTTCTGAAATATTTATAACCTCCTGCACCGGATACAAATCCGTTGGGATCACGAGTTCCCGAGAATATTTCAATTGTACCACCATTTAAACCAGTCTGAATTAACTGCAATCCTGCAAGAGTGTCGCCGTAACTTGATTGAAGTCTACTATAATTTGTGGTCACTAATTCGATATGTCGTGATGATATGAAAGTATCATTAGCGCCATTCGCTATTTCAATATCCTTAATAGCGGAAATGTTAAATGTAGTTGTGTTGTTATAAATACGGCCTTGTGTGACGTTTGCAGGTTGTTCAAAAC